GGTACCCGGCCTCGATCGCGGTCGAGCAGCTGTCGCGGCCGGCGACGCCGGGCGAGAAGTTCGACGCGCACAAACTGGCCGGCGAGCTGATCGCGATCGGCGAGAGCCTGACGCCATTGCAGAAGACCATGGACGACGTGTCGCTGCGGCTGCGCGCGCTCGGCATCGCCCTGACCATCAACCTAAAGGGGTAACTGTGAGCAGTACCTCAGAACTAATATTGCATCATCGAACGATGCGCGAACTCATAAACATAAAGCACGAAATCGGAAGTAAGATGGATTTGCAGAGTGCCATGCTAGCGGAAATCAAACGCCATCTCGACATCGCCCAAGGCGAATTGCTGCGCCTGACAAACGAAAATATGCGGCTGCGCGAAGCCTTGAAGGACATCGCGGCGCATCACGATGTCGATGCCGACGAATGTATGGGGATTGCGCAGCGCGCACTGGACCAGGATTAAAGGAAGCCTACGATGGCGCCTCGCAAACGCATAAAAAGGCAGAGGTCCATCATGTCAGACGAGTCTATAAAGCTGCGTTTCGTCTATCTGACCCTCCCCGAACGAGATCATCCAATCCTCAACATCAACGTGCAAAAATTCCATCATCGATTCGAGATCAGCCGCGACCAGTTGTACGACCTCAACAAGCAGATCGCCGACATCCTGGTCAAAGGCAACATCAGCGACAAGAACAGCTTCAACGAGCAGCTGGTGCTGAATCTCGAAAAAGCTGCTACGCTGTAGCCGTTGACGATTCCTGACCTTGATGACGGCGTAGGTAAGCCTCAAACGCGGCTTGCGCCGTCATCTTTTTATGCACCCGGTCGAGCTTCATTTCGTCGACTGTGTCGGCTGCCGAACAGACACGCACCACCACTGATTTATTTTGCCCGGAACGATGCAGACGAGCGATTGTTTGCTCCCACAGCTCAGGCGACCAGGTGGGGCAGATCCAGGCCATATCCGAACCGCCATGTTGCAGGTTCAGACCGTGGCCGCCCGACGCCGGGTGCATCGCCATGAAAGGTAGTTTGCCAGCGTTCCATTGGGTGATGTTGTGATCAGATGCTTTGTCGGTGACCCCGTCACCGAGGTACGGAAGATCCTCGCCAAGCAACCCGCGCAGCATTTCCAGATCCTCGCGATATTCGTAAATGAACAGCACTGGCCCCGCCGCATCGTCGATAATGTCCTGTGCCCACTGCTCCTTTTCCGGGTGGAGCCGGATGGTAGCACCGTCGTCGTAGACGAAACCGTTGGCGATCTGCGCCAGCTTGCCGGTGGCAACGGCAGCGGTGGAAGCCAGCACGATGCCGTTGTCGTCTCGGAGCATCAGCTTCTCCTCCATGTCGTTGTATTGCTTGCGGGCACTCGGTGGCAGCTCGACCCGGTCGAAAAGAATCGACAGCTCCGGCAGCTGCGGCAACTCGTCGTCGCGAAGGGTGACGCAAAGCGGTGCCAGCTGGCGGTTGATGACTTCCTCCGCTCCCGGCAGCGGCGCCCATGTGTAGCCCTGGTAATCAAGCGGGTAGAAACGGTCCTTACGCCAACGGTAGAACGACTTACCCCAGAGCCGCGCACGGGTTACCACCGTGGCCGGCATGAACAGGTCTTCGGGACCGGACGGCCGCAACGTGCCGGTCAGGCCCCAGATCATGCGCCACCGCTTGGCGTAGCGCAGCAACCGCCGCGCGCGCACACCGCTGGGCTTGCGCAGCCGCGACACCTCGTCGATCACCAGCAGATCAAACAGCCGTGAATCGTCCGGCAGCTTGACCAAAGCGTCGACCAGCCACTCGACGATGTCGATGCCGACGATGGTGATGTCGAACACGCCGGCATGCGCCTCGGCCAGGCCGATCAAGCGTTGCTGCGGTGTGCCGCTCAGCACCTGATAGGACAGGCCCTTGGTATGCGCCCAGAGCGCGATCTCGTCCGGCCAAACCATGCGCGCCACTCTTTTCGGCGCGATCACCAACACATGACGAACATGCTTGTCGCGGATCAGTTCCTCGATCGCGGTCAACGCCGCGACGGTCTTGCCGCCGCCCGGCCGCACCACCGCGATCTTCTCGTCGTTCTCATAAAGCGCGGTGGCGATGCGGTGCTGATAGGGACGCAGTTCAGATTTCTGTCTCATTCAGCTAACCATGAGTCCGGCAGATCATCGAGAGTATCGACGCCGTCAAACAGTATTCCGAACACCAACGGTTTTTCAGAATCGCTGTCGTTCTGACAGTCCATGCAGCTACCTTCCATCAACATTGGGTTGCGGTCTTTCTGTACGTGCCACACGCCGGCACAACGCTCGCAGTAAGCTATGATCATGATGTAGACCCCTTAAAAATACGACTACGCCACACTGTAAGCGGCGCCGCATGACGCGAGCGCCGACGCGACGGAACCCCGACAACATTGGCCTTCTCGCACAGGCCCTCTTTGGCCGCCCGGTTCATGACCGGACCCATGGCGCGATGTTCATGCGTATGCGGCCGTTTCCATTCCGGTTCGGCGAAGTACAAGTCATACACATCGTCGGTGTTAAAAATCAGCTTAACCCGGCACACATCCCAGACCAGGTCGAGCATATGTTCGATCCACAATTGGTTGGCGTTCTCTTCGACTTGTTTCATGCTAGCGCGCTTGGCGCGCTGAGCTGAACTCTCATGGCTACGCTCACTCATATTGCACCTGCCTTCCTCGCCAGATCGCGGATCCAGATCCACTGCTTGTCGGAAAATAAAATCTCATCGTAAATGTCGGCGCGGTCCATCAAGCCAGCGAGAAACTGCCGCGATCGATCGTTGAGCGGACTACGCAAGATCAGCTGCACCAGCTGCCGCAGCTCGGCCGCGGTCATGTACTTCATGCCGGGATCGCGCTTCGGCTTGGGCGGCGGCGGTGGTGGAGGTGGCGCATATGAACGCCCCGCCGGCTGGCCGATCGAGCCGACCACATCATGCCAGTCCAGCCCGTTCTCTTTCAGCAGGCTGGTGATCAGGCCGGCGGCGGATGCCCGCTCGCCATCATGAGTGGAGCCGAGCATCAGCATCAGCTTGTCGAGCCGGCTGCGCACTCCGGGCGGCAGCGGGCGGACATTGGTTTGCGCGCGCATCACTTGCCCTCCCACTTGGAATAATACGGCTGGATGGTTTCTTCCGACATCAGCGGCAGGCCGTCGGTCCAGTCGAAACCCTCGCGCATGATCCCGCGCAGCATAGCCACGGCACTTTCGGCGCGATCTTCCGGCACCTCGACCAAAATTTCATCGTGACTGTGGAGCCGCACCGGCAGATCGGTCTTTTCCAGCCGCGCCAAGGTGCCGCGCAGAATGTCAGCGGCGGTGGCCTGCACCACGTTCTCGCAAAGTGTGCCGTGCCAGATCTTGGACCGGCCATAGCCCCTGGAGAACCGCAGCTGGACCGACTGACCGACGACCTTGTCGTCATCGTCCAGCTCGTCGACCGTTTCGTATTTGATGCCGCGGTAAGCGAGGCACCGGCCGGACGGCAGTTGGCAATACAACGTGCCCTTGAGGATCTGCGGCAGGTAGACGTAGGTCAGCCGGCCGACGGTCTGGGGCCGACACGGCTGCTCCAGCGCCCGGTTGGCGGCGCCCCACAGGCCGTAGGAGGAATCCTCGTCATGCTTGCCCCAGAACCGGACACACCAGGGATTGGCCTGCCGCCACTGCGCGACCGCTTCCTTGGCTTCATGTTCCGGCAGGTAGAGGCCGTAATTGGCGCCCATGTTGGCCAAAGCGCCGACCCCGCCGCCGAAGCCGAGTGCTAATTCGGCGACTTTGCCACGCTGCCGTAGCGATTTGCTGATTTCTGCCACGGCTACGCCGGACATGGCAGCGGCGGTGCGGGTGTAGAGGTCCGGCAGCGAGGGGTTGGCGTCGATATCGCGGAAGATCTGCAACCGCTTCAGGGCGCCTTCGGATTGTGGGCCGACCAGCCACGGCAATATTCGCGCCTCAATCTGCGCGAAGTCGCTGACCACGAACTGATTCGCGTCACCGGCAACAAAAGTGGGGCGAATCAACAACGCCAGCTTGCGCAATACCGGCGTGGCGTCGCCGAGCTGGGCCAGCTGATTGTAGGTGGCGCCGTCGAGAATCGCCTCGATCGCATCATGTTCGTAGGCGAGAAAGCTCCGCGCCAGGTTCTGGATCTGGACACCGCGGGAGGAAAACCGGCCGGTTTGCGGGGCGCCATTGAATACGTACTGCCCATAGACCACGCCATCGACCTGCTGGGCGAGAATTTTCGAATACTTGGCCGGTGTGGTCGACCCGCCGTACAAACGCACCTGGAGCGCGCGCAGCGCCCGGTGGTGGCCGATCGCCGTGCAGTAGGGGATCAGCTTCTCGATCCGGCCGCGGGTCAGGCTGTACTTGGCCGGCCGCTTGATGGTGCCGTCGTCGGCTTCCTCTTCCTCCCGCCTGGTTAGTATTTTAATCCCATCGCCATCCGGCGGCAGCTGGTGGCGCAGCCAGGTGGTCAGCAGCTTGACTTGGCCGGTGGTGGTGACGGCGCCGTCGGTGATCTCGCGCAGCTCGTCGCAACCGCAAGCCTTGGCGAGCTTGGCCAACTTGTCGGCCTTCCTGGCGAATTTCACATCGACGCCGATGCCGCGATCGTTGATGATCTCGGCCGCCCAATACTCTTGCCACTCCCGCTCCGGCAGCTGCCTGGTTCTGAGGAAGAGACTGCGCATGGCGTCGATGTCGCCGATCGCATAGGCGCAAAACAGCCGCCATTGCGCCGGGTGGCTCTGTGGGGTCGCCGTCGAATCCGGCAGGCAGAACAGCTTGATGTAGGCGCCGCCGTCCTCGACCTTGAGCGTCGAGCCGCTGGCCTTGCAGGCGCCAGCCAGGTCTGGCGGCAAGCCCGCGGCAGTGGCCTGCACCGAGGGGTCGATGCACATGTCCGGCCGCAACGGCGGGGCGTTTCGCAGCGCGAAATTCCACACCGCCCGATCGAACCCGGCGTTGAACGCCGCGAACACGCCGTCGTCGTACCAGGCGCGCTGGTAGAACTCAGTGAAATCCAACGGCAGGTGGTGCCAACTCAGCGGCGCGCCCGGCTCTGGCGCCATAATCAGCTTGGTCGGACCATGGCCGATCGCGTAGGTCAGGATGATCGCCGCAGCATCGTCATCGCAGGCATAGCGGGTGGCGCCAGCCTTTTGCAGGTCTTCGCCCGACTTCGTTTCGAAGTCGAACCAGCAAATGTTGTTGGTGTCGAAGGTGCGGGCGGTCATCGCACACGCCCCGAAAACAGACATGACCGGCAGCCTTTGCCGGCACACTCCGGGCATAGCGGCTTGGCCATTTGCTCGATCATGTCATCGAACTCAAACAGCACATTGCGGGCTTCGTGTTCGGGCGTCCACGTATCTCCGGGATAGACCCAGGCGCAGCCCAGCCCGCGCACGGTCACGCTCTCCTTATTGATCCAGAGCCGGCCGCGCCACTCCGGGTGGGCGTCGAGCAGCAATTTGCGCAGTCTGGCCCGGTGAGCGGCACGTGCGAGCATGGCAAGGCATTCCCTGGGATGAGGGGGAAGGGGTGGCCGAAATAGGGGGTGGGTTTTAGCCACCCCCTACCGAAGGATTTAGCCGAGCGGCGGCGCCGGACGGCGGCGCTGCCCGGACGCGCGGGCCGGCGCAGGCGCCGGCTCGTCATCCGGCACCATCGATGGCGCGTCCGCGGTCAGCGGCGGCTTGACCGGCCGGCCGTTGCTGGCCGGAGCCGGCTTGGGATCCGGCGACGTCGCGCCACCCTCCATCTCGCCGTTGAAGTTGGCCCAGCCGACCACTTCGAAGATCGGGTTGTTGATCCAGCCGTAGTCGGCATGCTTGTACCGCTCCGACTTGAACTGGATCACCGGGCAAGGGTAAGCGCGGTTCTTGCGCAGCTGCGCCTTGATCTCGTTCACAAGATTGTCGAACCCCTTCAAGGTGCCGCCGCTGCTGTTCTTGAACTGCACCTCGACGCCGGCATCCTCGCCATTGAGACACACCGCTTCAAAACTGCGCTGCTCATTGAACGGGAAGCCCTCGATCGGGTCCGGCTTTTTCGGCTTCGGCTCCGACATCGGGCACATCACCTCGCCGAGCCGTTCGTTCTTCCTGGTCCCCTCGTAACGCGACCAGCAGACATAGCCGTGGCAGATCGATAACAGGTTGATCGCCCAGTTAGAGCCGACCTGCATCGGGTCGTCGGCCTGGCCGATGGTCCAGAGGCCGTCAGCCTTGCCGAGCTTGATCAGATCCTTGCCGCCGCCGGGCACATTGGTGGTGGCCTGCGATTCCTCGATACCTGCTAACAATCTATTAGCGAGATCCTCGGTCAGCGCGGTCGAGCCTAAGCTGCGCTTTACGATGTCATTCATAATCTGTCCTCTCCTGTTCATGGCACCGGCTCGATCGAGCCGGCGTAGTTTGCGTCACGATTGTTGTGACGCAATTTGCTTCAGCGCATCCATCAACTCGGCCGCGGCCTTGGCGCGATCGATGCGCGGCGCCGGGTCGCTGTCCGGCGCGATGACGGTTTCGTCAGTCTCCGGGATGTAGCGCAACGTGTCGGGGATCTTGACGCCGAGCTTTTTGGCGACCTTGTCGGTGTGGCCGAAGGTCTGCAACTTCTCTTGCCAGATATCCTCGTCGGCAAAACCCAGCCGCTTCAGATTGAACGCCACGGTGTCGCTGTCGATCCACTGGCGCAGCTTGGTCTTAAGCTTGAGCTTCCAGCCCGGCACGGTGCCGCCGTTCTCCAGATAAGAGTGAACCTGCTCGTCGACTTGTTTCTTATAGTCGGCGGCCAGATCGGCCAGGTACTTGGCCTTGGCCAGAAACTCACCGTAAGCGGCCGCGTTACCGTCGTCGACTACGGAAGCCGTCAACTGCGCCGGCATGATTTCCATGTTGACCAAATCAAACAGCGGCTTGGTGTGCTCGGGGCAACACGGCCGGGCCGGGCACCAGCGGCAATGCTCGCCGGCTTGCAGCGGCGGGTTCTTGCCGAGCGCCTTGATAATCGCGTGGTCCATGTCCTCGATAAACATCTTCACTTCGGTGCGGGTGATCTGCGTGTGCGTCAGCGGCTCGCTGGTGCGCGGCTGGATGATGGCGACCGCCAACCGCTTGCCGTGGAAGATCTTGGCCGGCAACGTTTCCATCGCGCCGGCAAAATAAAACATCAATTGCGGATTAACCCGCTCGCCTTGTTCGTCCTTGTAGACCGCGCGGACCGCCACGCCCTGGCCGAACTTCCAATCGGCCATCAACACTGTCTTGCTGTTCGCCAGCAGCAAATCGCAGGTGCCATAGGCGCCCGGCACGGACGGAAACTTCACGGTCAATTCGTTGGCGACCACAACAAAGCCGCCGCCATACTCGTCCATCAAATCGTAAAGATTATTGATTGCGGGAATTATCGAATCGTCGAGGTGATGCTGCTCCAGAACGCGATCGAGGAATATAACGCCGAGCAAGCTGCGCGCGGTGTCGATCATGTCGTCCGGATCGTCGGGTAAAACCTCCTGGCTATATTTAACCAGCAACGCATCCATCACCGTGTGCATTGCCGAACCGTAGTTGGCATATCCACTGGGGATCGCGGCTTGCTCTGGAATGCGCTGCAACAGCTTGAAGCTGCCGGGACAGTGCAGCATGCGATCGGCGGTCGAGCCGCCGACAAGATTGGAATGCAGGGCCATTGTCGTTTCCTATTCTCTTCTCTTCTAATCTGTTTGCAGCGCGCATCAGGGCATAGATCGGCATGGCTGTCAAATTATCTGTGAGAGAGAACGCGATCGAGCGGCAATTGCGCGAGCGGGTCGAGGCGCTGGGCGGCGAGTGCATCAAGGTGACGGTAATCGGCCGGCGTGGGTTCTTCGACCGGCTGGTGGTGCTGCCGGGCGGGCGGGTCATATTCGTCGAGGTGAAGCGGCCGCGCGGCGGCAGGACTACGACCCACCAGATGTTGTGGCACAGCCGCTTCGACCTACTAGGGCTAGCGATTGCGGTGGTGAAGAACTCGGCGGATATTGACGCCTTGCTGAAAAACTAAAGGCCGAGGAGGTGGCAATCCTCCCCGGCCTTATCTGAAGCCCAGTCATCCCTGAAAGGACATGCAGTGTGAACAAGTTTTACCAATCCGAGCCGGCGGCGCAAGCAGAACAATTGCAGCCGAAGCCAATCCACGCCTACCGCGAGATATGGCGGCGGATCCGCGACAATGGCTACGATGTCATACCCTTACGAGGCCGCGACGGGCCGTTCCGCGGCTGGCCTAGCCAACCCAACGACGACGCGGCGATCGCCACCTGGCGCGGCCGGGCCGCCGGCATCCGCATGTTCCACAGCACGGCCTTTGTCATCGACCTGGACGTGCGCGACTTAGGCGTACGCCAGGCGCTGCTCGGCGCCTTGGCGCGGCGCTGGCCGGACTTCATGGCCGAGTGCCTGCGCCGGACCTCCGGCGGCACGACGCTCGCCTTGATCGGGCAGGTGGCGACGGCGCGCAAGCGGCTGTGGACGGCCCGGTTTAAGTCGGGGCCGAAGCCGGAGGATAAGCCGCACCTGGTCGAGTACTTCGCCGGCAACGACAAACGCTATGTCGCGGTACACGGATTCCACTCGCCGGGCCGGATCTACGGCTACCAGGGGCGATCGATCACCGAGGTGCCGCTGCGCGATCTGCCGTGGTTTCCCGAAGCGGACATCCCTTTGATGATATCCGAGTGCGAGCGAGTGATGGGTGGATTAGGTCTGGAACAGATCAAGGTCGTGCAGCCGCATCTGCCGGGCGAGCATATCTACGACCTGAAGCCCGAAGATGTACTGATGCTGTCGGACGGCGAGCGAATTGTGCTCAGCGAGTTGGAAAAGCGCGCCGGCACCCGTAGAATCAAGGCTTACGCGAATATCTGGGATCCGCAAAGCCGCACCGCGGACCGGGTATTGGTGAATATGTCCGGCGCCGTTGGCCTAACGCTCTGGGACACCAAAACCGGCGTGTCGCACCGCTGGGCGGCGCTGTCGCCGGCCGATGATGTCGAGTTGCGGCGAATGCTGAACAGCATCAAGCACCCATGGGAGGAACAGTGATGGCCAAGGTCTATCCAATGCCGGGCCGGCCGGCCGAGACTGATTCGCTGGAGGTGAAGGTGGCTTGGTTGGTGCGGACGCACGGGTTCGACGCCAGGGCCGGCCGGGTGGTGATGCTGTACGAGCCGTCGGCCAATTGCTCGATGACGGTGCAGTCGTTCAAGGAGGAGTACGCCGCCTGGTCCGAGCTTCTGCCGCAGATGGGCAAGCGGGGGCCGATCGCGCCCAAGCTTATACTGGCGACCGACCGCTGGTCGCGCAGCGCCAAACGGCTGTCGATCGCCGGTGTACGGATGCATCCGGCCGAGGACTTCCCGGTCTATGCCGAAGCCGGGCAGGTGTTCAAGAACACCTATCGCCGGCCGGTGCATGAGCCGGCCGAGGGCGCCGACTTGCAGCCGTTCCTGGATTTCTTGGACAGGTTCTTGCCGGCCGAAACCGAGCGCAACTTCTGGCTCGACTGGATGGCGCATAAGTGGCTGTACCCGGCGATCCCCGGCAGCTCGCCCTGGTTCGTGGCCGACAGCGACGGCGGGCCGCTCACCGGCAAGTACGGCACCGGCCGCGGGTTCATGGCGCGGGTGCTGCACAAGCTCTATGGCGAGGCGTACTGCAAGGCCGAGGACTTCGATATCTTAACGGGAACATCCGCGCAGGCGGTCTACACCGACTGGCAGGCCAATAATCTCTTGGTCACGGTCGATGAGGCGCATGCCTCGCCGACAGCGCACCGCAAGGGCGAGAAGCGCAGCGTGTACACGGCGCTGAAGCATGTGCTGGACCCAGCGCCGAAGCGGCGCACGTTCAAGGTGAAGGGGCTGCCGGCGTTCGACGGCATGAGCTTCTGCTCGGTGTGCGTGGCAACCAACCACGTCAATGCCGCGGCCATTCCAGCGAACGACCGCAGGGTCACTGTGCTGCGCAACGGTCGCGAAATGACGCCGGCCGAGGCCAAGGCCATGGATGTGTGGATTAACGCACCAGGGAGCATGGCTGCGCTGGTGGAGTACCTGGAATCGAGCGACCTCTCCCGGTTCGACATGTTCACGCCAATGAAAACCGCTGCCAAGGATGAGATGGCGGACCTCGCCAAGAATGATATCGAGCATGCGCTGGTCGACTTTGCCGCGGATGACGAGCGCGGGTTGGTGTTTCCGAAGATGTTCCTGGAGCGGGCGCTGCTGGAGTACCTCACGGGCGGCAGCGAGCGCGACGGCGGCAACGCCAGCGCCTGGCGCGCGCAGCTGGCCGGCGCGTTCGATGAGCATTGCGCGGTGGTGAAACTGGACAGCGGCGACAAGGCCAAGATCCGGGTCAACAAGCAGCGTTACACCCTGTATGCGTTCCGCTCGCGGATGGTGGCGGCGCTTAGGTTGAATGTGACGGAGCGCAGGGCGCAGACCGAGAAATGGTACCCGGTCGATGACATCCAGACGATCCTCCGCGAGGTCAAAACGGGGGACACGGAGGGGACGGAGACGGGGGACAGCTAGCGCGACACCCCCAAAAAAGTTCCACGCGCGCTTGGGACGGGGGACGGGGGACAGGCCGGGGGACAGCGGAGCCTATTGATAACACTCAATAAAGTTAATGTTGTCCCCTGTCCCCTGTGTTTAGGTATATACATGCGAGAGAAATCGTATTTTTTATATATACAGCACTACCCCCCTTAATTGGGGGGACAGGGGGACAACCCTGCCGGCTATGCCCCCGGCAGGGTCGATTTCATAGTTTAGATGTCGCAAACTTTGCCGATGATTTGACAGCGGAGCATCTGCAACTGGCGCTCTGTTGGCGCCGGCGGTTTAGGTTTTGATGCCGGCGAGCTGTATTGCATGGCCATACCCCAAGCCAACACTACGGCGATCAGGGCTGCGGCGTTGAGCAGGCGCTGTCTCATTGGCGATGCTCCTCCGGGACGCCGAATTTCTCGTACATGTCCATGAGCCTGGCGACGACTTCGGGCACGTCCGAGCTACCGTCCGCCATGCGGTAGATGGTTGATCTGCCCATGCCTAGGATTTTATGTGCGGTGCTGATGTTGTACCCCAGGGCTGCCAAGCCCTCGATTAGGCGTTCCTTGGTCACGGCTTCACCCCCTGGCCCCTATCTGGGCGGTGTCGACCTTTGATCAGCCGTTTGATTTGGCGGGCTTCCTGGGGATTTATTGGCTGGCCATGCCGGCCGGATGCGGCAATCGCCCGGTCGATTGCCAAGTCTTGGGGTGACGGCTTGGGTTTAGATTTCAGATAAAATTGATCTTCCCGGCCGTTCATGGTCACGCCATCGGTCCAGGTCAGGCCCCAATAGCAATCGTTTACTGTGCAGTGAACGAGCCACTGCCCTACGCTGTCATGCACCACGCGATAGATATCGCTGGCCCAATGCACGGTATCGCCGCGGAGTACCGCGGCCTTGATTTGTTCAAGTGTCATGATCTTTCCTGTTCTGTTTTCGGCATGATTGCCGCTCATGCCGCGGGCACTTGCCCGCGGCATGCACTGCGATCAAACCTCTTCGATTGCGATGCTATCGCCAGGGTTTAGCGTCCATTCACCGATCATGCGGATTAGTGCGTTGCCTATGACGGCGCTTTGATCCTGATCTTCGCGCGCATCGATCCGCTGGCGGTCCAACTCTCCGCCATGGTCACCACGCAACACGGCATAGACGCTCATATGGTTTCTCATGTTCTCACACTGCTTCCAGATGGATTCGATCTTCGCGGACCAAGTTGCAGTCCAGCACGTTGCTAGGTTTGCTGCCCTTGTCCCATTTCACTGTGACCATGTGGACTCCTTCGCGGAGCGGCTTGCTCTGCAACACGACTTCGCCGCGGGCGAACGGTGCCCATCCGGTGAATTGCCCGGTATTGCGGAGAAACTCCCGCGAGTATGCCACGCGCGCTCCAATGGTTATTTGTCGGTCCGTTTTCATGGTTAGAATCCTTTCCATTCGGCTTGTGCTTCCAGCGGGATGACTGTCATCGAATCGCAATCTGCGGGTTCGCGAGCGATGTATTCTTCAACCGCGTCGCGGGTTCGAAATGGACCTAACGCGCGGTAACCATCGCGGGGATTGCCGACTAAGATAATTTGCAATCCGCCATCTGGCTTATGAATAGAAGAGGCCATGTTTCTGATCTTTCCTGTTTTCGGCATGATTGCCGCATATGCCGTGCGATTGCTCGCACGGCATAAACTGCAATCAGACGCGTTCAACCGATACGATTTCAGCGGTATAGCCGTAGCGTTGCCATTTGCGTTGTTCGCCTTGGGCCAGGTCAATGCGGCCGCACCAGGTAACAACCTTTGCGGTTTTGCCGTGTCCCCACACGGCTATTGCGTGGGTGTAGATTCTCTGCGCCGCACTCTTTCGCGTTCCGATTATTTCGCCATTGTGACGTGCGGCATATTTGAAAGCGGACATATTCTGATCTTTCCTGTTTTCGGCGTGATTGCCGCATATGCCGCGCGCTATTCGCGCGCGGCATAAGCTCCAATCATCCCACCACGAATCCGCTTTGATCTTTTTTGCCCAAACCCTTGGCATAAAGCGCAACCGCGCTTGATGCCGGGTCAATGTGCCGGACGTCTGTATCGTCGCCATCCACCACGGGGAGTCCGCGAAAGGATTCGCCATTGGCCAGCATGGAATTGACCATTGCGCGATTGCGGAAAACCACGGCCAATCGCATGCCGGCCGCGATTGCCAAGTCGACTTGTTTCTGAAAATCAGGAACGCCAGAATAGCTAAACGTCAAATCATAGTTTGATGGCACGTTTTTGCGGTTGGCGAGCTTGGTATAATCGTAAAATTGAACGTCCGGGAAAGCTTGGATGATTCCATAATTTTCCCATCGCAAGTCACTAGTCCCGTTCAAGCGAACCAACAAAACGAAACCTTGCTTTGCCGCGCGCTTTTCGAACAAGGCTACTTCCGCCTTGATCATGGCAATGCATTCGTCGCGGAATTGCAGAAAAAACAGAGTCTTGCGCAAGCGCGACATCTCAACCGATTTCATCGCGCCGCGGCCGGCCGATTTCAGGCAAGGGTCAAAGCACTTTGCCAATGCGGCATTGGCGCAAACATTGACGCCGGACATGGTATAGGGAGCCAAATAGAGAATTGCGGTTTTGAATCCGAGCTTGTTCCCTTTAATCACCTTGGTTGAACCATCAAGGCGAAGCATCGCATCGGGTTTTTGCGAAAACCATTTTGTGTATTTGGGCGATGCGAGAATCGCGTCGCGCGTTTCAGGAGCGATGCGGGAAAGATCATAGATGATAGTGGAAGCGGAAAAGGCGGACATGTTCGATTCCTGTTAAGGTGTTTTGTTTGGTTCGTTTCAACAGTCGTGATATTATCCCGATCGGGACAATATGCAATCCCTATTCTCAAATTAGTTGAGGCGATTTTTTGGACAAAAAGAAAAAGCGCGACGCGCGGCCGCAATCAGGCAATGCAGCATGGCGCGCGGCCGCATTGCGCCAGCGATTTACCAAGGGGCGTCGCAATCGAAGGATATGCAAGGCAATCGCGCGCCATAGTGGTGCGCCATGTGGCCAACTGGCCATGAAAGGCGTTTCAGTATGCCGGTATCATGGGGGCAACATGCTGCAAGCTCGCAATCGATCAATCGAGGTAAAGCGCAATGCCAAGCGAAAAGGTAACGCGACTAGATACGAGGCAAGGCGGTTCAAGCGAAGCACCACTAAAAGCGATAGTTCGTCATGCCCTATTGCAGATTCTTAAAGACAGCGAAGCATCGGCGGCAGCGAAAGCATCGGCCGGCCGGACGCTATTGCAATACTTCAGTGAAGAAAGCGCAACGCAACGCCGCGGCGCGGACATGACAGCCGCTGAGTTGGAACGCGCCATCGCATCCCACGCGCATCCCAGCACCACGGGCGACGATAGCGATACGTAGCAATATCAATAGCTTAGCATGGCAATACCATCTGTCTGCTAAACAGATGCCGCGCGCACTTGTGTGGTGAAACGCGGCGACCCACTAGCTATAGCGTGCCGCCCCCTGGCGGGGGCCGATCGACAGGTCGCGCGAGGGCGCAATGCTCCGTGGCAAAATTTTTGGTTCGTGAAGCTGATTGTTAGTTGTTAGTTGTTAGTTGTTAGTTTGTTACTTGTTACTTGTTACTTGTTGTAAACACTCATGCGTCTTGGTCCCGGCCGGCAATCCCTGACAACCGAACGCTGTCATCACCGGCTTGCCTTGCGCTGCCTGCTTGCGCGCCTCTGCGCAATCGGCGCGGTGCGCCAGCACGGCGCCGTCTTCGATCGTGAAGGCGTAGTCACGTTCTTCGCGGTCGTTCATGGCGCGTCCAATGCGCGGATGAACTCCTCGACCCAGCGATCCTCGACCCAGATGCCGGTGATGCCAGATGCCACCCCGGCCGCGCGCAGCATCTCTTGCCGCCGCGACTCTGCGATCGGCAGCGGCTCCGGCGGCGCTTCCGGCGGCAGTTCAAGATCGGCCAGCTTCGCCTGCAAGCCTCTGTTGATGTGCTGCGGCGAGGCCATGGGGTCGTCATCGACTACTGCGCCGGTGCGGTCGACCACGCAGTGGTTTTTCCAGTATGCCAGTGGCGTCCGATCGATCGGCGCCTTCGGCACCTGCATCTGATGCACCGACAGGTCGCAAGACTGATCGTCGCTGTTGATGTGGATCCGCCGCGCGCCGCGCCGCAGGTAGATCCGCCCGGCCTCGGTCAGGCCAAGATAGCCCCAGTCGTTGCTGGCGTAGCCGGCCTCGATCAGCTCGCGCGCCACGCTGTGCATCGTGTTGAAGCGCGCGCCGCTTTCGAGCTGCGCCAGCGCCTCGGTCGCCTGGTCGGAAATCATCTTGCTTCCCCTTTTTGTGGTTCAATGCGATAAATGCCAGGGAGGAGACGCTTCATGGCAGCGATCGTCCGGCCCAAGCAACCAATTTTGTTCTCCGACCGCCCGCGCGGCGTCGTCACCGCCGACTTGCTCGACGCGCAGATCCATAATCTGGTCGAGGCCATCCACTCAACGCAGCAAGCCCTGGAAGATATCCGCCGCGACGACGGCAAGCTGAAAAATAACATCATCGGCCGCGATCAGCTGGTCACCGAGCTAAAGCACAGCCGGCAAGAGATCGATTCGGTCGAGCAGCGCACCCACGCGGCCGCGCAAGCCACCATCGATGCCGCCGCCAGGACCGTCAATACCATCCGCGACGTCGACCTGCGCGCTCGCGACGCCGAGGCCGCGGCTGTTTCCGCCGCGAGCATGCTGTCGGCGATCTCACATGGCAACGTCAACGCGCTGGGTAGCGCCGACGATGCGGAAAACTCCGCCGATCGGGCCGAATCCGCCGCGATCTCCTCGGAAAATTGGGCCAATCACAGTTTAGCCAACTCCGACAACGCCATCGCCGCTAAAAACGAGGCCACGCAATGGGCCGAATACCTCGCCGGGCCGGTTGTGAACCCGGAAATGGCGCCTGAGTACATCTCAAAACACCCGTTTGGCCATGGTTTGTATTACCAACCAGTCGAGGGCGGCCTCGCCGGGCTTTGGAGCGCCAAGTGGTGGGCGCTTTATGCCCAGCAGCTGGTCGGCCACTGGAATTTCTACTATTTGGGCGCCTGGGCGCAGCCGCCGATGCCCGGCAGCACCAATCCTGAGACGGGATTGACCACGCCAAGCCCGTTATTGCCCGGATCCTTCTACTACAACACCGATGCCAACCAATTGTACATCTGGGACGGCACCCAGTGGGTCAGCCCGATCAAATTGACGCCGGCGTATCAGTCCAATTACGTTTACGTCGCCACCGCCGGCCAGAAAACCTTCAGCGGCGCCGATTTTCACGGCAACATCCCGCTTCTGTCCGATAACGACACCGACGTGCATCTCAACGGCATCCGATTGGTCGGCGGCACCGACTACACCGTCGATAAAGCGACTAACAGCCTCACTCTTGCTGTTGGCGCGACCGCTAACAGCATGGTGCAGTGGGATTTGCTGGTCGAGGCGAGCGCGCTCGCGCCCGGCGCCATTTCCGTCTTCAAAATCAAAATTACGCCGGTGCCGGACGGCGTAAACAAGAATTTCACCATGACTTATCCGAATCCGACCCTCGGCGACCAACCCGTCGCCGCCACGCAAGTCGCCGAGGTGGCGATCTCGATCGACGGCATCGTCCAAGAGCCGGCGGTCGACTTTTCCACGTCCGCCAACACGCTAACGTTCTCGACTGCGCCGCAGCTGGGCTGCCGAATATGGGGCACCTGGCATGCCTCGGACATCATCATCCCATGACCCAGAACGCCCGCGTCGCGCTATGGCTGCCGACCAGTGACGACGCCGATCCGGCCGAGGCGGTCACCGCCACCGGCCCGTCCGGCGCCGGCAAGGTCATCCCGACGGCTTTCTCCGCCGCGGTCGGCCCGCCCGGCCCGGCCGGCCCGCAGGGCGTCGCTGGTCCACCAGGACCAGTCGGTAATGTCGGTCCCTCCGGCGGCGCCGGCCCGGCCGGTCCCACCGGCGCGCAAGGGCCACAGGGAACGCAAGGGCCGCAAGGCGCGGTTGGCCCGCAAGGGCCGATCGGCTTGACCGGCGGCACCTTCCCGGACGCGCCCAATGACGGTTTGCAATACGCCCGCATGGCCAGCCCGCCCGGCGGCTTGATGGTCTGGGCCACGGTCAGTTCGATGCCCGCGGTCATCGACGCCGGCACTTTCTGAGAGTACTGTCGCGCTGGCGCTCGTTCGCCGAGATTACGCACTGATTACGAGGGATAGATGACATCCCAATACCGCCACCGGCGCACATCCACGCCGGCGACACCGTTTCCGACGCTTGAGCCTGGCGAGATCGCGGTCAATACTGCGAATAGACAGATCTCCGTTGGTGATGCCGCGACGCCGACGCTCGGCACGCCAAAACCTCTTCTAGCAATTCGCTTCTTTGACATCGCCGCGATCTATGCGATCGGCGACATCGTCACCAACGCCGACAAGATCTGGCGCGCCATCGTTGCCAACGGGCCGGGCGCGTTCAATGCCGCCAACTGGGAGCTGGCCGCCTCGCAGGTGACCATCGCCGCCGACCCGCCGTCCAACGCCGTCGCCGGCAGCATGTGGTGGGACAGCGACAACGGCATGCTCTACGTCCGCTACAACGACGGCGATTCTTCGCAGTGGGTGCAGGCCACCGCCATGCCGGTGGTCGACACCTCGGCGTTTGTTGCCAAGGCCGGCGATACGATGACGGGCGAATTGATACTCTCCTACGCCACCAGCCCGACGATAAGTCTGAGGAAACAGGTAGCAGGAACGAACCCGCAGATCAGAGGATACAACGCCAGTAACTTGCCGCGTTGGACCGTAAACTTCTGCGATGCCGCCGCTGAAGCGGGGAGTAATCAGGGATCCAACTTTCAAATCGGCAGATTTGATGACGCGGGCGGGTTTATCGACGGGCCGCTGTACATTTCTCGTTCGACCGGATCGGTTTCTGTTTTGACCGACCCGACTATTCCGCTCGGCGTCGCCACCAAACAATACGTCGACGCCCGCGCCGGCGATGCGATGGCCTACTCCGGCATGCAGCACAACGGCAGCTTTGAAGTTAGTCAGGAGAACGGCGTAACTGCTGTCAGCGTGACAAGCGCCGCATCTAAATATGTTTTAGATGGCTGGCTCGGACAGATTTCTGGACCCGGTACTTTATCATTATTCAAGAATGTGAGTTACGTACCACTTGGATACCCTGCATCTTTGGTCATGAATGTTACTGTTGCTAACGCCTCGCCTGCTGCTGGTAATTACGCGGTGCTTACACATGCTATCGAAGGCTATCGCATGTCACGATTGCTGTTTGGTACAGCAAGTGCACGGTCGATAACACTTGGGTTCTGGGTCAACTCATCGCGAACAGGACTGTTAAGCGGTGCTTTACTCAATGGTGCAGCTAACCGTTCATGCACATTCTCGTATACAGTAAACGCTGCCAATGTTTGGGAGTATAAGACTGTCACGATTCCAGGCGACATAACGGGTACTTGGGCAAAAGATCACACAGCGGGTGTATTTCTATCTTTTGCAATGATGGCGGGGTCTACAGTTTGCACAACACCAGGTGTGTGGACTGCTGGTTTGTTTTGGGGCGCACCCGGCACCGTTAACTGCTGCGCTACTACATCAGATAACTTTGCTATTAGCGGCCTCGTCGTCCTCCCTGGCACTCAGGCGCCCACCGCCGCGCAGTCGCCGCTGCTGATGCGGCCGTATGATCAGGAGCTGGCGACGTGTCAGAGATATTATCAAAAGATGGATGTGCCGATAATATATCAAGGCTATGCCGCAGGTGCCGGTGCAGTGGTTTACGGTACTATGCCGTACAAGGTGCCGATGCGCTCTGGGCCAACTATCACGTTTCTTGGTGCTACGTACTTTAATGCGAGTGCGCTTGCGGTTTATGGTGTCCCTCAGCTGACGCATTTTGCTTTTCAATATACCATTTCAGCGGCAGGTGCCGGTTTCTTCAATTCCGGGTTCATCATGGACGCGAGGCTCTGATGGGCATCAACTTCCCCAACGCCCCCGCGGTCGGCGAGCTGCACCCCACCCCGCCGCAAGCCGGCGTCCCGCAGTATCGCTGGGACGGCGTGGCCTGGGTGGCGCAGTCGCAGGACCAGCTCGCCTTCGTCAAGCGCACCGGCGATACCATGTCCGGCGCGCTCACCCTGCCGGCCGATCCGGCCGCGGCGTTGCAAGCCGCCACCAAACAATACGTCGACGCCAAGTCCTCGCTCTACATCAGCGATAATCCTCCCACCCTGCCGCCGGACGGCTCGATGTGGTGGGACAGCGACAATGGCCTGCTCTACATCCGCTACAACGACGGCGCCGGCCCCTCGCAGTGGGTGCAGGCGGTCGCCACGCCGGCAATTGATAGTTCTGTGTTCGTCAACAAGGCCGGCGACACCATGGGCGGATTGCTGAAACTGTCAGGCAATCCAGTAGCCGCGCTTGATGCTGCGCCGAAGCAGTATGTTGAGGCGTTTAACGGCAGCAGCAACTTTGCTGCGGGCATGAGCAATGGCGCGATCGTTGCCACAGCAACGGCTGGCGCTCTCACGATTGCTCTCAAGACGGCGGCTCGCGCCGATCCAAGTGTTGCAGATCCAGTATATTTCTATTTTCACAGCAACGACGGCGGTTTTGTCCGCGTTGCAGTGACAGCACCGCTGTCGCTTGTCATACCGGCGACCAAGACGCTTGGCTTTACTAATGGCATTGCCGGGCGCGTTTGGATTACCGCACACAACAATGCCAACACCTCTGTTGTGCTTGGTGTCATCAAATGCTCAGACGTGAATGGCTATATTCGTCCGCAAGAAACATTGATGTACGGGACATACGTTCCTGGGAATACTGCAAAATCATTTTACACTGCGGCTCCCATAACAGCCTCGTTCCGATTTATTGGCTTCTGTGAGTGGGACAACCTAGTCACCGCTGGGACGTGGACGGCACCTGATCGCACTTACTTGTTTCTCCCTGGTATGCCGAAGCCGGGTGATGTCGTTCAGAAAGCACAAATTGCATCAGGCAGCCCAACAACAGTGGGTACCACATCGTGGACGACAACTGCGCTTGTGCTAAGCATCATAATGTCAAGCAGGGCGAATTTGTTGGAGCTATTTGCGTCAGGGGCTATTTCTATTGCTGGGCTAACCTACGGCATAACATCGATCTTTAAGTACGCCACCTCGTCGCCGATTGGTAATTCGGCGGTTTCGTATGCAGCCGCAGCGGGAACCGTAGGAACCAACACCAATTACGCACTTGATTTTCCAAATACGGCGACAGCGAATTACACTGTTGCCCTCTCAAACAACAACAACGTGGCGACGGTCACCTACCCATCTTACGGCAGTGCTGTTTTTGTCGCCAACGAATTGATGGGGTGAACCATGGGCATCAACTTCCCAGCCGCTCCGATCATCGGCGAGCTGTACCCGACCCCGGCTATTGCCGGCATCCCGCAATACAAGTGGGACGGCACCGCCTGGCTGGCGATGACCCCAAGCGCGCTGACCTATGTCCAGCGCGGCGGCGATACCATGACCGGGCATCTGGCGCTGCCGACCGCGCCCGCAGCTGCCAATGCCGTGCGCCGCGACTTTGTCGAGGCTTACGCCGCGCCGTTCGACGCGATGGCCTACAGCGGCATGCAGATCAATGGCAGCATGGATGTCAGCCAGGAACTTGGTGCTGGGACTAAGACTGGGAATGGATTTATCTGCGACGGTTGGCAACAGGCGGCTGTTGGAACAGCGGTTATTTCAGGTGGTCGAGCGGCAGGTGGCGGCGTCGTCAACATGCAGTTTTCTAATTATTGTTATGTGAATACAACGACGGCTCAGGCATCTATGGGAGCCGGTGATTTTGTCGCTCTTGTGCATAACGGCGAGGGGTATCGTTTTGCTCGTTTGAATTGGGGCGCCGCTAATGCGAAGCCGATTACAATCGGCTTTTGGAGTGCTCACAACCCTGTCGGCACATACAGTGGGTCTATTCGTAACCACGATGGCACTCGATCTTATGTATTCACCTACACTCAGAATGTAGCGACGGTCGCGGAGTACAAAACCGTAACCATTCCAGGTGACACTGCCGGAACATGGAAGACCGATAACGGAATTGGTCTGACGCTTACGTTTGCGATGGCGTGTGGTGCAACTACTACTGCGCCAGCCGCGAACACTTGGTACGCCGCTCAATATCTCGCCGCGCCAGGACAGATCAACGGTGTGGCGGCAATTAACAATGCCATGCGTATTTCCGGCGTTGTCATCCTCCCCGGCAGCCAAGCGCCGACCGCCGCGCAGTCGCCGATGATCATGCGGCCATATGATCAGGAGTTGGCGACATGTCAGAGGTATTTCAACAAGTTCTTAGGCATGAGCGTTAGCGGATTTCATTCGTCAGGAGGTTCGTGGATATTTACTATGTATCCTCTTGTACCAACGATGCGCGGTTTGCCAACGCTAACTTACGCAGACATTTCTTATAACAATGCGTCCGCACTAACTAACTCTGCCCTTGCTCCTAACATTGCACAATTCAGAGCTACGACTACGGCTCCCGGTAGTGCGGCCGCATCGTTTACTATGTCTTATGACGCGAGGTTATGACACATGTCTGAATATCAACTCACTGCTACCGAAAGCTCCGTCATCCGCACCGAGGATGGCGCGTGCATCCCCAACGATCCGGCCAACCGCGACTACGCCGAGTACCAGAAATGGCTCGCCGTGCCGAACACACCGGATCCTTACGTCCCGCCGCCGGAGGTCGAGCCGCAGCCGACCAACGAGCAGATCGTCTTGTACGATCACGAAAACCGCCTGCGCGCCCAGGAGGGTACGCCGCCGCTGACGCTCGACGCTTTCATCGTTAAGATGAACGAGCCGGCCAAGCAGAACCATAAAGCGCCAGCGCCGGCCAAAAAGAGGAGATGAGCATGGCCATTCACTATGAAGTTCAGGCCGGCAAGACGCTGGTGATCGACGGCCCGGCCAATGTCGTCGTCAACACCGGCAAAGTGCCAATCATCGGCACCGGCGTCGTAAAAACACCGGAACCGGCACCGGAGGACGATGTTGAGACAGCGGCCAACAAGAGAAAACGCTCATGATGGTCAAAAAGCGGAAAAAGCGCCCGGTTGTTGCGCGCAAGCGCAAGGTTTCCGCGCGCCCACGGCCCGCTGCACCCCGCAAGAAGAGGAAGCCCAAGATGTCCAAGAAGTCGCACGACGACGACGACGACAAGGAAGACTCTCGCTCTCGCTCTACCGCAACGCAATACGGTGAAACCCGCCAGGCCGGCACCACCCCGGAGCAGCGCGCTGAAAAGCCGAAGACCACCATGTCCGGCAACGATCCCGAACCGGACGGCGACCCGATGGGCAAGCCGCCCGACAGTCCGCTCAATCCTAACATGCCGCCGGACCAGCCGGGACAACCCGATCCGTTGCAGCGCGCCAACCCGTCGGTTTCGGCGGACGAACGCGACCAGCGCGCCGATCGAGCCGACCAGCGAACCCACCGAGCCGACCGCGACGACAAATGACCGAGTGGCCGAAGAACCCGGCTCTGCACATCACCGGCACGGTAGAGCCGGCCGGGCCAGTCAACGTCTTCAACGAAAAGGTGGCGGTCGCCGACGCCGTGAATAGGGCGATCGCCACCAAGACCAGTTACGACACTGCGCATCCGCCGCCGGCGCCGATAACGCCGGAGGTGGTGCCGCCCGGCACACCGATCAGCGCCGGCGGTCCTGTTATCGTTGACGAATCCAGGTATATGATCGATCAGACGTTTATGGGGTTTGGGGTTTCTCCCCGCAGGCGGTAAGCCGCGATGCCATTCAGCGAGGCCCTCAAGGCCGCGGTCGGCTCGATGACGGGCCATCCGATCGCTATTGCGCTGCTGATGGTCAACATCGCCTTCCTGGTCTTTGTCACCATGCTGATGAACGACGTGGCGGCCAACGCCAGTTCGCGCGACAAAGCCAATTCCGAGCTGATCGCGCAACTCATCCAGGCTTGCAAGAGGAGCTAGCCATGTCGATAGGTTTATTGTTTTGGGTTTTGATGGTGCTGTGGTTCTTTAGCTGGGTTACCAACACCTACTCGCCGGGACAATTCCCTTGGGCTGTTCACGCCAGCAACTTGCTGTTCTTCGTACTGCTGTTTCTACTTGGCTGGCATGCCTTCGGGTTTGTGATCCATGCCTAGAGTCATCGCCCTGGCGCTTATCGCCATCTTGTTGTCTGGTTGCATCATAACCACCGTGACCGAGCGCCCGCCGTTTTATACCAGATACGAAATCGACGCGATCAATGCCGAGAGTGCCTGCCGCAATCTGGCGCGAACAATTATCCAACTGGAACGCTGCACGGTGCGAAGATAAAGCAGTGCCAGAAGATTGGTTTTCAGATGCGTTACGGCATCAGGAAGGAATGAATATGGCCAAGCTGCCCCAGGACGTGTTCGTCGCCGACGACGATATCGTCAAGCCGCTGACGCCGCGCATCGATGTGGCGCTGACTATACCCAATGGCGTTGACCTGCAAATCACCATCAACGGTGTCAGGGTGCTGCTCGACGACGAAGAGGACGACGCCGGCTAGCCCAAAAATTTTTTCGGATTTTCAACTAAGGGGAACTCAAACATGCCTTCCAAGATCGGCAAGACCGTCGCGATCAAGCCGCCGCCGGCGCCCAAGGCGCCGCCGCTATCCAAAACCAAAGATGAGTTCACCCACCACACCTCGCCGGTGAAGGGTCCGCAGCCGACGCCGGTCGAGCCGAACACCATCAGCTCCAAGCCGAAGGTGACGATCAAGAAGCTGCCGGACGCGCCGATGGCGAAGTACAAGCATACTGATGACGGATTCTGATCGAGACATTCGGCTCAAGCTGCTGAAGCGTCAGCGCGCGATCCTCGCCGCTCGCGACGATCTGATGGCGTTCACCCAGCTGATGATGCCGGATCCCAACTTCGACGACGACGTCGAGCAGTCGCGCTACAAGCCGCAGCCGTTTCACCGCATGATCGCCACCTCGCTGGAGAAGATCGAGCGCGGCGAAGACCGCAGGTTGATGATCAATGTTGGCCCGCGGTTTGGCAAAACTACTCTGGCCAGTGCCATGTTCCCAGCTTGGTACATTGGTCGACATCCCGAAAGGAGCATTATCGTCGCCACCTACAACGAACATTACTCCTGGGATTTGGGACGCCGTGTGCGCGATATTATGGAGACGCCCGAATACAAGCAGGTCTTCCCCGACGTCGAAATCAAGGTTGGCGCCAATGCGGTCAACAGGGTCCAGACCACTAGAGATGGAGTGGTCTTCAGTGTGGGACGCGGCTCCTCGATCACCGGCCGTGGTGGCCATTGCATCCTCCTCGATGACCCAATTAAAGACCGTACTGAAGCGGACTCAGTCATTGTCAGAGAAAAGCTTTGGCAATGGTACAATCAAGTCCTCAGAACTCGCCTCATGGATTCGACTGGCACTATCGTCATCGTCCAAACGCGGTGGACCGAGGATGACTTAGTCGGGCGCCTGATCGACCCGATGAATCCCTACTACAACGTCGAAGAAGCCAAAGCCTGGCACAAGATAGACCTGCCGGCGCTGGCCGAGGATAACGACATTCTCGGCCGTAAGCCTGGCGAGGCGTTGTGGCCGGAGCGTTTCACCA